TCTGGCTTAAAGGCTTCATCAAATCTTTTAAAGTTATCTATTGGGTTTCTTAATGTCATACAGGCTCTTACTTTATCTGCTTGTTTAAAGAAAGCATCTGAAGCAAATGTTGGAACACATGCAAAGCGCATCATAGCATCACCAAGGTCTGTCATAAACGCAATCATAAAATCATCAATCTTGCGAGTAGGATTTACCTCCCATGTCGGTCTCTTTAGTGCAAACACTCCTGGATATTTATATGAAATTATATGATCTTCGTCCCACGAAATTTGAAACTTATTGTCTGGGTCTGTATCTGGAAGCAATGGATTAATTATGAATTCATGTGTTCTTTCAACTGATTCTTTTTCAGCAATAACTGCATCATATCTTTCTGAGATAAAGTCTCCTGGATATCTTGGGAATGAAAGCAAAACAACTTTCCCCAAATCTGGATAAACGAGAGTCTACTGATCCACGAAAAGCCTTATAGATGTTGTCTGCAGTCTTTCCTTGCTCATTGCCCGTTCCGACCTCAGATGCAAAACCAGAAATCTCATCAAGAACTGCAAGAAGAAGGTTTAAGCCCTCATGTGATTCACGCTCTGAGTGACCAGAGTAAACAGTAATTGATTTATCAAACTCAACTGAGTCTGCCTTAGCATTATACTTTCCAAGCAAACCAAGGGGACTTTTCAATCTTAGATTTAAAACCTTTAAAGAAAATCATTCTTTGCTTGTTGTGCGTTAATAGCAACATTGATAAGGTCAATAGCGTCTCCAGAAGGCTTTCCAAAATACTTTGCAGGGTCTTTAAGGCATAAAAGTTTGTATACGATGTATGAGCATGCTACAGTTGATGTAAAGTCTTTTCCAGATCCCTTGCCAAGTTGCAGGATGATTTCATTCTTTGTATACTTTTCATAATAGCGAGTTCCTTTTTCTTCTCCCATTATGTCTATCAAATCTTCTTTACGATAAATCTGACTCATGGCCTCAACAATATCGTATTGAATATCAGACAAAGGTGGCTGACCAAGGTAGTCTGGAGACTCAACAAATGTCTTATGCATCTACTGGGGTTTCTTCAAAGTGATTGCTTTTGAGAACTTCTAAAAAATCATCAAAGTTTGCCATTACTGCTCACTAATTGATTCAGACACAATCGTTACTACTTCATTTTGTTTTGCAATAGCAGATAGCCTTTGCATAATAATGTCTCTTACTTCAGGATGTTCTGACGCTATGTCTCTAAGAATTCCTACAAGAACTTCTTGTCTTCTTTCAATCTCAATCATTTCTTCTGCAAGTTCTTTGTTCTCAAGTAGGCCAGCCTTCTGTAGCATATCGATACGCTTAGACTCAATGTCCATTACAAGTTTGATTGCAGCAGTCTTTGCGCTAAGGTTGTTAGTCATTGATGCTTCATCAATAACTTCGTATGTACGAGATACTAGTTTGCTGTAGTGAGTGTCTGCTGCAGCAAGTGCCTCTTTGGCACGGGCACGAATTGCATCGTTAGCAGATGCCATAACCTTCCACTCATTAATAAGTGTTACTACTTTAGTCCTTGGGATGTCTAGTTGTTTAGAGATTACCGTAGGGTCATTTCCCTTAAGATATTCTTCTACTACTTGATTAACTTGATCAAGATGCTTAACTAGATCATCTTCAGTTGACATTATTTAATTCCCTTGCTATTTTTAACAATATAAGATAGCCGATTAGGTCGTCTAAATCATTGTCGCCAACATAAGATCCACCTCTAGTTATTCTAGAAAGTTTATCGTCAATGCGAACATGAAGTTGTTCTACGCTATCTGATGTGGCAAAAACTCTAACAGGGTTAAGCGCAGAATCTCCATAAGATTTATTTTTTGCAATTAACATTTCTTTGATTTCATCACAAACCTGAGCAATAGTAAACTGTGTCTCAGAACTCATCTTCATCCTCCTCATCACTTAAATCAAAAATATCTGGAAAGTTTTTAAAGGAATTAATAACATAGGCTATGCCTACGGAACTAGCCACGGTAATGGCCAAAATAATCTTTTTTGTTTTACTCATCGTTTAGACTTCCTTAACCCAAATTTTGCAAGATACACATAAATAGTTTCCACGCTTACCCCACACTCCTTTGCAATCTCGTCTGGAGTCTTTTTGTCCATAAGATAGCGCTTACGCATAAAGACTTCTGATGTATATAGTTTAGCAGCCATGACGTTATTTGTCAACCCCTATTGCCTTACCCCAATTTTTTAATGCCCAGTGTCCAATGCCACAGGCATCTGCAACATCGTTATCTGTAATAGTTCTGTCATAGATAGTATTAATAAACTTAATTGTTCTTTCTTTACGAAGATTTCTTTCATAGGTTTTATACCAAGACTCTGACTTTCCTGGGTGCTGAGAACGAATAAACAGTTGTTCATCTTTTGATATTTTTTTATTTCCTATATAGTTTTGCCAAGTTATTGGAGAAACTTTTCCAATGATCTTGGTTCCAGTTTGTCCTGCTGATCCAAGTATTGCTCCTTGCACTAACGCAAGGTCTGCAGCAGTTTTAGGACTATTCATAAATACCGTATGCTCAATAACTATTGCTTCAAACCCTTCGTATATATCAAAAAATGCTTTTACCTTTTGACCTGCATCCATAACTTTTTCATATATATCATTACCCTGAAAATTTATTTTTCCTACAGTTTTTAAATCTTCTTCCTCAAACAAAGCAAAAGCAAGACTATTGGTACTAGCATCAATGGCACAGATAGTATGTGGTTTTAATTCTAGCCCCCATTTATTTTTTACCATTTGTTTTGTCCTTAATCTTTTTTATTGCTTTGCTTACTGCGTCTGGATTTACCGAACAAGATGAGCATACTGCAAAATCATTGTATATCGATAGTGGCATAGAGCAAGACTTGCAAAGTCGTGTCTTTCCTTTTCTTTTTGCTCTTTTTGATTGCATATATCTTGCAGCAATTTTTTCTTTTGTTGCAAGTTCTCTACACTCAACAGAACAGTATATTTGGTAAGATACAGACTGAGGAAATTGTTTATCGCAAAAGTTACAATGTCTCACTTAGAATCTCCAGGGGTGCAATCTTTATTACACCTTGTCCTGCAGACTCACATGCTTTTCTAATTGGGCATGACTTGCATATCTTAGAGTTGGACCTATAGTTCTTGACTGGCAAAGTTTTATCTTCCCATGCCTTTCGAACTGTCCTCATCCAATCAAATGCCTGGTCTACCCACCGACGGTAATGATCGTTTACTTCTACGGGAATCAAAAGAAGTTCATGATTGTTTTTGTTTTCATAAATCATAACACCTTTTGGCCGTTTTAAGATTTTCATATAAATAAGTAATTGCATTAGGTGGCCAGTCTTGGCTTTACCTGATGCCTTTCTATACTCAAACCCTTCATTCATCATTGTTTTAATTTCACCAATGAGTTCTTCTCCTTGCCAATCAAGCATAACATCCCCATATCCAAAGATAGGTGGATCATCATGCCTAATCTTAAATTCAGTAGTTTCGTTATTATCTTCATCACGATATACCTTTGCTACCCCAGAGTCTATCATCGCTGCTTGAATTCTTGCATGTGATAAAGTACCAGCAGTCATATTTGCTGCAGCATATGCGTCAGCATTATCTTCAAATGTTTGTCCATCAAAGGCAAGGTACCAGTATCTAGCACACTCTCCATGACCGTAAGCAATAGTAGATGGAGCAAAAGTCTTTTTAGTAGTATACTTATCTACTCTTTTAATAGTATAGCCTTCTCTGATTTTTTCAACAAGGGCATCAACATTCATCGAATGAACTGGTTTTTCTTCTGGCTTTATCATAACTGTATGTAGTAAATTTTTTGTCATTATATCTCGTTTCTAGTACTATAAGTATAGCAGATTATCGGATTATATACTTTAGAGCAGACACAAGATTGTTAATTGACTCCGCTGCAGTATAATAAAGATTCTTCTTTCCTCTGTCAGATTTGTCAACATTGGCCATCCAAGTAGCCTTTAATGACATCTTTGCAGCGATTGCCTGTAAGCGAACTATTTCAACTGTTGCCACATTAAGTGGTATGTCTGGCTTGATAATAATCTTGGCTATAAAGGTAAGGGCTGTAGTCAACTCCTCATCCTGCATATAGTCTGCTATTTCTGCCAAACCATTTACCATATCTATTGTTGTGCCCTCATTTTGCATTTATTTTTCCTTTTTTATTTTTTATTAGATTATTTTGTTTGAGTTATTAAATTTTCTTTTTGAAAAAAATCATCATTATACTTTGCGAATACTGGGTCTGCTTTCCAACTAGCAAGTCTTGCATCTCTTTTTATCTTGTGCTCTAGCAGGACCATTCAATTCTTCAAAATCTTTTTGTGTTGCAAAATGCATTGTTAGAACTTCTGTGTTGTCGCCCTCTTTAAACAGTACTGGATCTCTCCAATGTACTTGACCTGCTCCCCAAAAAACTAATAAGTCTCCGTACTCAAGGTTAAAGTGTTCTCCCTACAATTACAATTGGCCAATCAATATTTTTATCAAGTTGGTAGTCATAGTGTCAGTTTAGTAAAATAATTATCTGAATCGTAGTGGACTGGTAACTTTGGGTTGACTTCTGGATTGTGTATACGATTATAACTTAGGTAACTGTTATGAGACATAAAAACTTCTTCTCCCACCATCTCAGACGCAAACATTTCAAGTTTTCTTCTTATGCTTGGTGGGTACATCAATTCAATTTGCATCCTTGCCATCTTAGGCAAGACGAGTGGAGCATAGAACTCTCCCAAAACCTCAACGTTTGCCTTTTTTTGGTAATTTACTATAGCAAGAAGAACTTCGACTTCTTCTTCAGTAAAGAATCCTTTAATTATATGAGGTACTATTTTATTTTTTGGTGCGTGTCCTGTATCCATAACTCTATTATACACCATCCTCTGAAAGTTGTTCTAGAATGCTCATCTCAATTATAGCAAGTCTTACCTTGGCATTACCCTCGCCAATAACTACTAGTATGGCTGGATCTTTGCCATTCTTCATAGCATCAGTAGTAGCCTTTGCCCATACTTCTTTGTTTAATGTAAAAGATTTTCCAACCTCTTATAAAATCTACTACAAAATTTTTCCATGAGGCATCACCCTTCTGGGTATTGCGACCAGAGTTTTTGTGCTGCTTGGCACCTATTCTTTTGCTTTCACTTTTCTCAGTCATCCTGTTTTACTTTCTTATATCCTTTTTTAAATAACATTACTTCTGATAAATGTTTTTCTGAGCACATCCAAGAAGCCATACCAGTTTCCATATAAACTCTCATAGTCTTTACTTCTTTTTTGCAAGTCTTACAAGGAAACTTTCCTTCATATATGCTGTAGTTAGTCATTTAACCTAGACTTAATTGATTCTTGCAAGTCAAGATCCTCTCTTACTCGATTGACAAATGCTTCTTTACCCTGGACCTTTGTACCGTCAGGCAGTATGTACCAAGCACCTGTCCTCTCTACAATGCCATTTAATTCAGCAGTAGTAACAAGATCGCCGATGGTGTCAAGACCAATATTATCACCTCTAAAATAAAAATCATACTCGCCAGATTGAAACCCTGGGGAGGTTTTTGAGAATTG